CCGACCTCTCGCCCGAGCTGCACAAACTCGTCGCCGACGAGGTCCAGCGCTCGGCGTTCGACGTCCAGTCTCGCGCCCAGCAGGTCGTGCCGGTCCTGACCGGCACCCTCCGCCGCAGCATCCATACGCTGATGAGCAACGGCGGCCTGACCGCCACGGTCGGCCCGTCGGTCGGCTACGGCTTCTGGGTCGAGTTCGGCTCGCGCGGCCGCGCTCCGCGCCCATACATGCGACCAGCGGCCGAGTACGTCGCGTCGCGCTTCCTCGAGCGTATCAAAGCGATCTTGAAGGGCCTGCACTGATGGTCGTCGAAGCGCAGCGGGTGGCCGCGTTCGTGTTCGACGCGCTCAAGGCCGACGCGGCGTTCACCGGCGCCGTCGGCGGCCGCCTGTACCGCGATCAGGTGCCGCAGGCGGCCGCGATGCCGTCCGCGACCGTCACGCTGGTCTCGTCGGTCGACGCCGTCACGCTCGGCGGGAGCCGCGTCTTCGACGTCGTGCTGGTCGACGTGCGCGTGGTTGGGACCGGCGCGTCGTACGGGCCGATCAATGCGGCGGCCGACCGCGCCGACGCCGTGCTCTCGAACCTGGGCGGCACCAGCGGCGGCGTGACCGTCGTCGAACTGCGCCGTGACGCGGTTCAAGTTTTCGTCGAGAACGAGCCCGGCGGCTCGATCTTCAGCCACATCATCGCGACCTATCGCACCGAAGCGTACGCGTCTTAGGGGGTGATCTCGTGCCCGACCGAATGACGGTCTCGGAAGTTCAGCAGATCGGCATCGAGGTGACGCCGGGGACGGCGGTCGTACCGACGCTCCAGTTTGGCGGCCTGTCCGTCGACATCGACACGAACATCGAGTTCGACGAGTTCAAGCCGGCCGGGCAACTGACGGTTTCGATCGTCGCGCCGCGCCGTGAGTGGTCGGCCGGCAGCCTGAATGGCTACCCCACCTACACCGAGCTCCCGTACCCGATCAGCAACGTGCTGGGGGCTGCTACCGTCACGACACCGTCGGGCGCCACGTTGGCGCGGCGCTGGCTCTGGGAGCCGAGCCCGACCACGCCGTGGGTGCCGCTGACCTGGACGCTCCGACGCGGCGTCGTCGGCAACACCGCCGAGCAGGCGGCCTACCTGGCCCTCTCGGGGCTCGAGATGTCGTTCTCGCGGACGGCCGCGCCGACCATCGCCGGCGACCTGTTCGCGCGAGCGCTCGACTACACGGCGGCCGTCCTGGCGACCGGTGTCACGTCGAAGGCGCTCGTACCGATTTTACCGAGCACCGTCTGCATGTTTTTGGACCCGACAGCGGCTACTCTTGGCACGACCCAGCTCTTGAGAGACTTTACGTTCGACTGGAAGATGAGCGCCCTGCACGATATGACCTGGCCGCTCGACTGCACTCAGCCGTCGTTCTCGTCGCACACGACGATGGCGCCGACGATCGAGGCGACCATGCAGTTGGGCAACGACACGCAGGGGCGGGCGCTGGTCGCCAACATGCGCGCGGGCTCGACCGTCTTCGTCAGGCTGCACGCCGACGCGGCGGCCGACTCGATCGAGCCCGGCCTGCGCTACAGCCTCCAGATCGACACGGCGCTGAAGTGCTCGGCAGCTCCGAGCCGCGCCGACATGAACGGCCTCTCGGTGCTCGACTGGACGTTCCGCAACGTCTACGACGCGACCTGGGGCAAGTGGTTGTCCATCGCGATGGTGACGAACTTCGCCGCGCTCTAGGCTCAGCGCTCGGGAGGGTGTATGCCGAAACTCAGTCGGATGCTCGGGCCGACCGCCGAGCTGATGATTCCGGTCGAGGGCGACGAGGCGCTCGTTGTGACCTACCGCCGCTCGGGCCTGACGCCGCGCCTGCAGGCGAAACTAGCCGACATCCAGCGGGCGCTGGCGCTGGTGCAGGCGAGCGACGCCGAGGCGATGCCGAGCGGCGAGGCGCTGCTCGGGCTGTGCGAGCTGTACGCGCAGATGATCGTCTCGTGGAACCTGACCGCCGACGACGGCGTGCCGATCGGGACCGACGCCGACAGCCTGGCCGACGTCGACTTCGGCACGCTCAACATGGTCGCCGCCGAGATCGGGAGGGCAACCTCGGTCGACCCTTTGAGGTCAGGCGGCTCCAGCAATGGCTCGTTAGCGACGGGCGACTCGGAGCCGCTCCGGATTACTACGGCGTCCTGATGATCGCACGGGAGTATGGCCAGGACCCGAGGACGGTCGCGACCTGGGAGCCGGACTGGCTGGCCGCCGCGTTGACGGCCGCGTCGGCCGAGGCCGGTGCCAGTAACGAGCGCCGACGACGCGACGAGCGGGCCCGCCGCGCGCAGCGCGGCGGCTAGGCCGAGCCATGCCGTCCGCCACCACCGTCGCCGAGCTCGCCGTCGTCGTCACCGCTGATACGACCAAAGCGGAAGAGGGGCTGTCGTCGCTCGGCTCGAAGATTGGCGGCATCGGCTCGTCGCTCGGCGGCCTGGCGGCTGGAACTGCCGTCGCCGGTGTCGCGGCACTGGGCGCCGCGTTCGTGGGCGCCGTCTCAACGGCGGCCGACTTCGAGAAGCAGTTATCTGCTATCTCGGCCGTCTCGGGTGCGACCAGCGAGCAGCTCGACGGGATCAGAACGACCGCGCTCCAGTTAGGCAAGGACACGTCGTTCTCGGCATCCGAGGCGGCGGCTGGCATGGAGGAGATGGTCAAGGCCGGCGTCTCGCTCGACGACGTCATGAGCGGGGCTGGGCGGGCGGCGCTCGACCTGGCAGCAGCCGGCGGCTTGAGCGTGGCCGAGGCGGCGACCGTCGCGTCGAACGCGATGAACCAGTTCAGCAAGTCGGGCAGCGACATGGGCCACATCGCCGACGTCATCGCCGGCGCCGCCAACGCCAGCGCGATAGACGTGCACGACTTCGGCTTCAGCCTGTCGGCCGCCGGCGCCGTCGCGTCGACGGTCGGGCTCTCGTTCGAGGACACGTCAACCGCCATCGCCGTGCTGGGCCAGGCTGGCCTGAAGGGCAGTGACGCTGGCACCAGCTTGAAGACGATGCTGCTGAACTTGAACCCGTCGAGCAAGGCCGCCCAGACCGAGATGCAGAAACTCGGGATCATCACGGCCGACGGCGCGAACAAGTTCTTCGACGCGGCCGGCAACGTCAAGGGCATGTCCGAGGTCGCGCAGGTCTTGCAGGACTCGATGCAGGGCCTCACCAAAGAGCAGCAGATCAACGCGCTCCAGACGGCGTTCGGGACCGACGCCATCAGAGCGGCCGCGATCATGGCGAAGGCTGGCGCGGCCGGCTTCGACACGATGGCCGACTCGATGGGGAAGGTCACGGCGCAAGCGGTGGCGACCGAGCGGCTAAACAACCTGGCCGGGTCGTTCGAGCAGCTCAAGGGCTCGCTCGAGACGGCAGCGATCACGGTCGGTATGGCGTTCCTGCCGGCCCTCAAAGACCTGACCGACGCCGTGACGTCGCTCGTCAACGACGCGCTACCGAGCCTCCAGTCGGGCACCGAGGCGGCGTCTGAAACGTTCAAGGCGTGGCTGCCGACGATCGAGGCCGTCGTAAAAATGCTCTGGGACAACCGCAGCGTGATCGAGGCGGTCGTCGTCGCGATCGGAACGTTCGTCCTGATCACCACCGTCATCGGCTGGGTGACGGCCGCCGTGACCGCGTTCCAGACGCTCTCAACCGTACTCGGCCTCGTGGCGATCGGCTTCGAGTCGCTCGGCGTGATCGGCGGTATCGCGGCGCTCCTGAACCCGGTCACGCTCATCGTCGGCGCGATTGCGCTGGCGGTCGGCGCGCTGTATCTGGCCTGGGTCAACGACTGGGGCGGCATCCAGGAGAAGACGCAAGCCGTGATCGACTTCATCGTGCCGTACGTCCAGGCCGCGCTCGCCACGGTCGAGGGATTCTGGCGCGACCACGGCGCCCAGGTGCTCAGCCTGCTCCAGATCGCCTGGAGTGCCGTCGAGACCTATATCGGCACCGAGCTCGCCGTGATCTTCGGGGTCATCAAGGCGGCGATGCAGGTTTTTAGCGGCGACTGGTCTGGCGCCTGGGATACGGCCAAGACGACCGTCCAGACGGCGATGGACGGCATCGCGACGCTCGTCGGCCTGGCGTTCGACGCGCTCAACGTGCTGACCGACGGCAAGTTCACCGTCCTGTTGACCTCGTACGTCGACGGCTGGAACACCGTGCTCACCGCGACGAGCGACGCCTGGAACGGGACGACCGGTATCCTGGCGACCGTCGGGACGGCCATGTCGACGATGGGATCGACCGTCCAGGGCGTCATGAGCGGGAACCCCGACTCGATCGTCGCCGTTACGACGGCGGGCTTCGGCCTGATGCATGACGCGATCGACACCGCGCTCGGCACTGACAGCGCGCCTGGCTCGATCCTCGGCATCGTCCACGATGGCCTGGCCGTCATGGTTGGGCTGACGCAGTCGCTCCTGGCCGGCGACACCGCGTCGGTCTCGTACTGGGCGCAGACCGGGTTCATGGCTGCGAAGGACCATATCGACGCGATCTTCGGCGCGGGGACCGGCGACACCATCACCGGCGTCGTCTCGGCCGGCTGGGCGGCCGTTGTTGACCTGACCAAGCAGCTCGGTCAGAGCGGCAGCGACCTGCTCAAGGCGGCCGGCGAGGTCGGCAGCGGGATCGTTGCGAGCATCCAGGACGGCATCAACGGCGCGCTCGACGGTTTCTGGGCCTGGCTCAAATCGAACTTCACCGACCAGATCCCGTCGTACATCAAGGATCTGCTCGGCATCAAGTCGCCATCATCCGTGATGGCCGACATCGGCCGCTCGCTGGTCGACGGGCTCAGAGTCGGCATGGAGTCGAAGCTCGGCTCTGTCGAGGACGTGGTCAAGAGGCTGAGCCGCCTGGCGCTCGGCGTGGGCGGCGGCGGCGGCGATATGCCGGGCAGCGTGACCGACTGGCTCAACGCCGCGATCAAGTACACCGGCGTCAGCAGCGACTGGCTCGACCCGCTCAAGTGGATCGTCTCCCACGAGTCGGGCGGCGACCCGACGGCGAAGAACCCGAAATCGACGGCGGCCGGGCTGTTCCAGATGATCGACACCACCTGGGCCGCGTCCCGCGACAAGAACCTGCCGAACGACATATTCAACCCGATCATCAACGCCATCGCCGGCATCCGCTACATCAAGGACCGCTACGGCAACCCGGACAAGGCGGTCGAGTTCTGGAAAGAGCACAACCACTACGCCGCCGGCGGCTGGGCCGGGCTCAACGGCCCCGAGTTGGCGCTGCTCGGCGAGCGAGGCCCCGAGTACGTCGTGCCGCACAACGCGCTCGCGTCTGGCGGCGCCCACTCCAGCATGACGATCAACGTGGCGATCGGCGGGCGGGTCGCCGAGCAGATCGTGGTCGAGGGCTACGAGCTCGCGGTCCGTCGCGGCCGCCTGGCCGGCGCCGTCTCATGACGACGCTGCCGCTCTGCACACGCGTCGAGGTCTCATGGAACGGCTCTGGCCTGTTTACCGGCCCCTATGACGACGTGACGGCGGACGTGCTCGGCGAGCCGGGCGTCAAGATCGACCTGGGCAAGGACGGAGCGCGGACGCTCTCGCCGCCGAAGGTCTCGGCCGCCGACTTCGATGTGTTCAACCAGGACGGCGCCTACAGCCAGGAGCGGCCGGACTCGCCGATCTACCAGCTCGTCCTGACGGGCCGCCCGGTCAGGATGTCGGCCCACTACGGCGCGCCGATCGCCTACGATGCGCCGATCGCCTACGACTCGGGGACGCCGTACGACGGCGTCTCGGTCTACGCGCTCGCGAGAACGGCGATCGACACGATCGCGCAGACGACAGCGCTCGGCGAACAGCGCGTGAGCTTCGCGACGCTCGGCATTGAGTCGCTGTTTGTGGCATCGACGATCACAGTTCCGGTCATGGCTGGCCCCAGAGTCGATCAGTGCGTGACGGCGATCTTAGACGCCGTCGGCTGGCCTGGCGGCGCGGCGCGTGATATCGCCATTGCCGACACGACGCTGACCTATTGGTGGTGCGACGACCGCCAGCCGTGGGCGGCGCTCCAGGAGCTGTGGTGGTCCGAGGGGCCGGGCGCGATCTGGGTCTCGGCCGACGAGACGGTGCCCGGCGGGGCCGTGTTCCACTTCGAGAATAGAAACTATCGAATCCTGCAGGCGCGCTCGACGACATCGCAGGCGACGTTCTACGACCGTCACGGCGGGCCGCCGTTACTCTACGACGACGCGGCCGCCTACGACCGCTCGGCCGGCTACGACGGCTCGTCGCAGGGGTTCTGGTTTACCGACCTGACCTATGATCCCGGCTTCGCAGCTATCCGGAACCGCGCGACCTACGCCACTAACACGCGGGCGCTCGGCGCGCTGGCCGCCGTCTGGACCTATGGCGCGACGTTCACGTTAGCGCCGGGCCAGAGCGTGACGGCGATCGCGCACCCGAACGATCCGTTTATGAACGCCGTGACGCCGGTCGCCGGGACCGACTTTACCGCGATCGGCGGCACGGCCAGCGTCTCGATATCGGCCGCGAGCGGCCTGGTCGCGTTCGTGACCGTCACGGCGACGAGCGGGGCGCCGACAATCAGCGGGCTCCAGCTCCGAGCGCAGCCGCTCACGCTCGTCGGCTCGACGTCGGCGCAGAACAGCGTCGACGCCTCTGGCTCGGTCGCGAAGTTCTCGCCGATCCCGGGTCAGATGATCCCGATCGTGCTCGCCGTCAACGGCTGGCCCGAGATCACGGTCATCGGCGCGACGGCGGTCTGCGACGCCTGGGTCAACCGCTACATGGTCCAGCGGCCGAGCGTCTCGATCACGCTCCGCAACGCCGACGACCCGCACATACTCCAGATCCTTCGGCGGACGATTTCGGACCGGATCACGCTCTCCGAGCGCAACACCGGCCTGGCGGCCGACGTCTGGATCAACTCGAAGGAGATCACGGTCAGCGGGGCCGGCGGGCGCCTTGTTCAGGCCGTGCTCGGCTGCGAGAAGGTCGAAGAGGTCGGCGGCTCGGCCTGGGACGTCGGACTCTGGGACACGGCGGTCTGGGGGATTTAGCGCATGCCGAACTATCCGTCCAGTCTTGACAGCATCTCGAACCCGACTGGCGCGACGAATCAGAACGACGCCGGCTTCCTGCACTCCGTCCAGCATGGGACGGCGAACGATATCCTGGAGATCCTCGAAGCGAGACTCGGCATCGCCGAGGCGACGCCGCAGAACACGCCGCTCGCGAACACGGTCCTGACCTCGACGGCCGACGGGCGCAGTAAGTGGGCGACCGCGCCGTCCGCCGCGATCAACTGGGCGACGATCCCGGCTGTCAGGGCCTACAAGACGGCGACGCAAAGCATCGGCACAGGTTCTTCGACACTGCTGACGTTCGATGCCGAGTATTTCGATACCGACGGCATCCATGATCTTGTGACGAACACCGGGCGACTGACCTGTAAGACGGCCGGCAAGTACCGCATCTCGGCCAATTACTCATGGACGGGCGCGGTCGGTGCTATCCGCCAATCCAGCATCAAGCTCAACGGCGCCACGTCGATAGGGCAGGACGACCGCCCGCCCGCGCTCGGCGGCAACCTGACCTCGATATCGGTGACAACGACGTATCAGCTCGCCGTCAACGACTACGTGGAATTGTGGGTCTACCAGGATAGCGGGGCCGCGATCAACCTTCAGATAGCGGCCGTGCCGCCGCCGTCGCTCGCGATGGAGAGGATCGGATGAGCACGCGTCTGCACTACGTCAAACCGAATAACCTGTCGCAGTTGCATGACGAGATCCTGGCCGCCATCCCCGCGCTACGGCCGACCGACGAGGGGCCGGTCATGGTCGTCGAGGGGCTGGACGACGACATCTACTTGACCGTGCCAGACGGGACCGACGAGCCGTCGATCGCCGCCGTGGTCGCCGCTCACATCCCGAGAGATCCGCTCACGCCGACCATCGACCAACGCGAACGCGAAGAGGCCGAGGCGCAGTTGCTCTATGCGACGGACGATACGCAGAAGCTGGCCGCGCTCTCGCGGCTCACACTCGGGAGGTAGAGCATGTCCGTTCCAGCCCCGACCTACACCGACCGCGCTAAACTCGGCGCCGATCCGACCTGGCGCTCGCGCTGCGAGATCGCCGGTATCAACTCGGCCACCAACGTGATGGCCGAGTCGGTCACCGAGCCCGGCCACACCGAGCGGGCGGAGTACGCGACGAAGTTCCTGAACGCACCGGCCACGCTGGGCGGCCCTCTGGCGATGGCGGTCGCATCGCAGCCGGGCATCGACGGCGCTGATGCTACGGATTCGGACATCCAATTTACGGTCAACGCTTTATGGTCCGCAATGTCAGGCTTCAGCGCCGCGTCATGACGCTCGACGGCGCGGCGCTCAGTCGGAGCCTGCTCGGATCGTCCGTCGACCCGCGCGCCTACCTGCTCGCGTTCGACCCGGACCTGGACCGGCGCATGCCGCCGCTCTCGTCGATCGTCGGGACGGCTACGCCGATGGTCGCTCGCATCAATCACGACATCTGGATCGCCCCGTGCGACTGCGGCGCGCGCGGGCTGCCGGCGCCCGGCTGCGTCGTGTTCCTCGACACGCCGCTCGGATGGT